TGCTCTTGATAAACGGTAGATAACAAGAGAGTCTTCAATCATTCGCAGTTGGTTAACTGCTTTAATTGCTTTGTGTAAATGAGACAAGACCATGTTCTTGTTAAGGTCTTGAATACCAGAGTGTGCATAGCAAATTGAATCAGGTGCAATTTTCATTCCCTGATTAGTAGCATTCTTCAATCCTTTTGGATTGTAAAGATAGTAACTTGCTGCACGTTGCGTAAGCTGTTGATTTAGATCTTGAGATCTATACTCTTCAGGACGCTTTTGTTCATACTCAGATACCTTACGAATCTTTCGTGGATCAATATATCTAAGTTCAATCAAACCCTCTCTTGGTTTTTTAGGGTCGATTACCTTATGATAAAAAAGTCTTCCATCGACATACCATCGACGAAAGATTTCGTAGGATCTATTATCAAAGTCAAGTAGTCTGAGTATATGATCAAACTCTTCTTTGATTAATTTTTTAATTTTTGATGATTGACTTAGGTTCGCTAAGTTAACTGCTATAGGAACATCATCAAAGTTCCCACAGATTGTTTCATTCACTACGTCGTCAACTGCACTATCACATTCGGGTTGAAGAATCATCTCTCTATAACGAGTGATTAATTGATATTCGTTCCGAATCTGACCGTCAAAGTCAACAGAATAGCCATAGTATCCACCACCAACTACGGGTTGTGAACCATCTAAGCTATCTTTTTGAACAAAAGAAGGCCCCTTTGGGACCTTCTTCGCTCTCTCTAGTGAATATCCAAAGAGCTGTTGTGCCATAATATTTTAACTGTTGATCCTATTATATTTAGGTAGTTACCCGATTGGTGTCCAGTACTGAACTTGCATTTCTACTGTGAACTCTTCAACAGCATCATTGTTTCCGTAATCAAGATCGATTGCAGCAATGTTGCTTGGGAAGATGTTATAGAACTTGTAAGACTTAGTTACTTTTGGCTCTTCACCATCCTTAAGTCCACGTGATAACTGATGTACTTCCATGTCTGCGAAATATCCAGAGTTATCAGCACTGTCTCCTAATCCTGCAGCAGCAGTATAGTTCTCAGCATATGCTTGAATACTTGATGCCCATGTTTCAAAAGCAGTCCTTAACTTGAATCCACTATCGTTCATGATAGTAATTGTCCAAGGTTCAAACGTCCTGTCTCCAGCAATCTTAAGAACACGTCCTCTAAAAGGAACTTCAATTACACCTATCTGTGATGAAGGTAAGTTCGCAGCACGAATCGTAAATTTACCCATATCAACTAGATCGGCAGAAAGTGAAAGTCCTGCGGGGAATGCCAAGTCTACTTGGAACAGATTAGGACGGGCAAAGTCGGAAGTGACCTTCGCCTTAAAATCATCAATAGTTCCTCTTTTAGCCATTTTAATTAATGTCTTATCCTGTCCTTTATATTTAGACTTATGATTATTTTCAGGCATTAAAAAAGCACCCAGTAGGGTGCTCTTTTAAAAAGTTATATCTTAACTTGCTACCTCAGCGAAGCTAACACCAGTTCTAGTTGCCACGAAGGTTAGAGTGATGTAGTTGATTGTGCGAGTTGGCTTAAGGAATACTTCCGCATAGAACTCACCACGGTCAACTGCCTCTGGAGTGTTGTTAGAAGAATCACACTTAACTATGAAGTCTACAACACCTCTTCTTCCTTGAACGTCTCTTAGATATGGTTCAACAATGTTGATGAACAATGATCTTTGTGATTCGTCGTTTTGCTCGAAGAGTTGTGCTTTAGCAGCAGCACTAATGACACGCTCAACAGTAAGGAATAGACGACGAACGTTGATTCTGTCAAAGGCAGAAGCAAATCCAAGTGCAGTCTTATCACCGTATAGAACTATTCCCTGTCCAGGAAATGTTACTATTGGGTTAATTCTGTTTGCGTATAGTTTATCTCTTTGTGCTTTGTTTGGTGTGAACGCAAGTTTAATTGCATTTCTTAGAATACCTCTAGCGAAACCAGCAGGTGAGAACCAAGGTTCAGAGATTTCGTTAGTCTGTAAACATAGACCAGCAACATCACCGTTGCAAGGTACGTAGCGATATACATCATTATACTTGTCATAGAGATACTTGTATCCAGAGTCAAATACCATGTAAGATGTACTTGGTAGTTGCTTGAAGAAGTTAACTATGTTATCTGTAATTGTTGTAGTATTACTAATTCCAATTACGTTTCCTCTACGAGGTGAAACGAATAACATGCAATCACGACGCTCTTCTACAATGTTTACAAGAGAAGAAATCTTAGCAATGGCGTTTGAATCTGAAGTACCAGATGGACCTGTAAGAATGAAGTCGATGATTTGTGATTCTGGATCTTCAACTAACTGATATGCACCAGCAACATCAGTGTTGCTTATGCTGTACTGTCCAGCAACTATAGAGTAGTTTACACCACTTGCAAGTCTGTAGTAGTAAGTTGAGTTGTTCTTAGAACCAACTGTTGTGCGTCCAGCAGGATAATCAACAGAACCAGCAGCAGAACGTAGTAGGTTGTACTGTCTGTTTGCAGCAGCAGTTCCCCAAAGTCCATCAGATGCAGATGAAGTTGCAGCGAATGTTGTTGACTCGTGCTCACCCCAGAAAATGTAACCTGATTTTTGCTTAATAACTTCAGGGTAGTAGTTTGTTTCCCCAACAGTTGTCTTAGCGTCAGATGCTTTTGAAACACCAACATAACGCTCTAGTAAAGCACCAACTGTACCAGTGATTCCACCGTCAATGTCAACTACAAGAATGTGTAGTTCGTCTCTGTATCCACCAAGACTTGTTGCATAAGAAGAAGTTTCTGGACGTGGAGCAACATTGATCCAAGATACACCAGGAAGATACTCACGCTCTGCATAGTCATCTCTGACAGAAGAGATTGTGATGTTTGTGCTGTTTGTATCCTGAACTACGTCAGTACCAGCAAACTCAATGCTTCCTTTGTTAAGAGCAACGTGTACTCTACGCTCAATACCACCAGATGCAATAACAGCAGTGTTAGTTCCCTGTGTGATTGTTTGTGCAGCAGCAATGATACCAGTTACACCACCAGAAGGTAGTCCGATTTCAAGATACTTCTTAGTAGGATCGTAAGCAAGAACATTAACACTTTCGTTTGAACCACCAATACTAATTGTAGTAGCAGTACCAGGAGTGAAATCTCCAACTATTGTTTCAACTGTTAAACGAATTGAATACTTAAATACTTTACCAGCAGCACCTGAAGAAGCAGAGAGTGCAGCGTCAGCAACGAACTCATGCTCGTTACCAGATCCAGGAGCAGGTACAACTGCGATTTGATCAGCACCAGAGTCTGTTACAAATATACCGATTGAATTTCCGTCTGTGCCAGGAGTTCTTGATGCCCAAGTCCAAGAGTTGTTTGCTTCTTCAAAACTTGACTCATACTCAAGAAGGTTCTTAATTAAAGGAGCTGTTCCAGTGTCAACTGCGTTCTTTAGAGCTGTTGAGTTAACACGAATAGTTTTTAGTAGACCACCGTATGCTAAAAATTGTGATGCAGTAAACCAGTATTCGTAATTTGAATCATTTGGATTACCAAATATTTCTGCCAGTTGTCGCTCTGATGAGATGTCAATTATTTCTTCTACAGGTCCAGATTCAAACGGTGCTGCAATCACACCCACGTTTGCTGTTGGAATACTAGAGATCGATGTAAGATCCCTTTCCTGAATAACTACACCAGGCGATGATTGATTAGATGCCATGCTTATAAACTCCTAGAAATGCCGTCTTCGGTTGTCTAAGATTATTTATATTTTTCAATCTTCACCTGAAGTCTATCATGTGCTGTATATCTCCGTATTCCGCAATCTCCCATCTCTCTCCTTGGGCATCTATTATATGATCATCTTCCAGTCCATCATTAATTAAACCAAATGGTGCCATGTCCTGTTCGATAGCATCTCTCTGATCATCAAATATTCTTTGCCTTACATCATTATCATGCATCTCTTTAAAGTAAGGTTGTAGAGCCATCCATGCAAAAATAACTAGACACATAGCAAGGTCATCATTACATCCATCCTCCGCTTGGAATGATTGACCCTTTTGAATGAAGGTTGTTAATTCCGCAATAGTATCATAATCTTTTATGATTAATTTGTCGTCTTCTATTAGTGCTTTTAGGTTAGAACATCCTATTTGTTTCACAGCAGTACTCATCTTAATACCAAGTTGAGTCTTCTTACCAGAGAAACCTTGTCCTAATTGTTGACCTGCTCTACCTCTCATTGCAACCATGAGAAGGTTTTCATATTCTAAATCGTACTGTATAATATCCGCAACCTGACCACCTATATCATTTACCTCACATAAGATATATGCATTATTATAATTCTTTGCTATGTCCACCACAATATTAGGGAAGACTATTGGTTTAATCTCATTGTTTTTATATCGTGCTACCATTGTATATGGTACAGTAGTAGTATCCATGACACAGAAAGCAGAGTAATCATTTCCCACCCCACGAGATACATCAACTGTAACAATATAATTCTTCTCTTCTTCTACCTTATTATATACTGCCAATCCTCTATTCTGTTGTATAGGATCATCATAAGGCATGACCCTTAATTTAGCTGGATTGATTAAAGTATCAACAGATCCTAAGAACTCACATTCAAACTCAACTTTAAACTGTCCTTCAGATGTATTTCGTATAGTTTGTTCTTTCCATGCCTCATCTCTACCAGGTATTTCAGACCAATGTACTTCAGTAGGAATGTATTCATTTGCTCTACGCTCTGCATCATGCCAGAGTTTGTAGAACATATTCATCCCATGTGGGGTAGATATGATAATAACTTTAGTTGTTTTTCCAGAAGATATAGTAGGATAGACAGAACTGAAAAACTGGTCAGCGATATGATTCGGAACGAAAGCGAACTCATCCAGAAATATGATATTAAACGACATACCCCGCACAGCAGAGCTAGAAGTAGCTGAAGCCAGGATTTTGCTTCCATTCTCCAGTTCCAAGCTCCCTTTGTTCCATCCGACGATTCCTTGTTGGAGCCATTTTGGGAGGTTTTCATAACTTAATTGTAAACGTTGTAGCATCTCACGTGCAGTAGGTGCCTTGTTAGCAAGTATAGCAACGTTAACATTAGCATTAAAAAGTACATACCATAATAGGTATGCTGTTACAATCGTTGACTTACCAGACTGCCGTGGTAATTTTGCAATATTGAATCTATTTTCATGAAACTTTGTAACCATCTCCTCTTGGAAATGATACATGTCAAAAGGTACAATACCTTCATCAAGAGAAACAATTTTAATATACTTCCTTATAAAGTAAATAGGATCTTTTGCACACTTTAAATATTCACCAACTTGTTTTTTAGTAAACCGTTGTTGAACATTTGATTTTTTTAGGTTGGGATTACCTAAGTATATCTCTTGTGTCTTAGCCATCGTAATCTATAAGGAGTCTACGTGTTTGCACTCCTTTAGTATCTATAATAGATTGATCAAGACTCGTCCAGAGTCCCAAACGATCTCCTAATTTCACGTAACTCTTCAAAATTCTTTTGCTTAGTCCCGCCATCATATTCCCAAGCATAACCCTCCGTAATCATTTGTTCATTTAAGGAAACAGTATCCTCGCCAACATACAACCACCCAAGAAGACGACCATACTTACCCATGCCCCCTTTAAGTTCAGTTCTGATTGTGAGTTCTTCATCTCCTTGTATTGTATCTTCTAAATGTTTCTTCATCCAGTCAGTAGCATCTAATCCCAATGCCTTCTCTTCGAGATCTCTCGTTCTCTTCTCTGGCGTATCAACTCCTGCAATTCTAACTCTTTCTTTCTTGTATAGATCAAAGCCGAGGTCAATAGTAACATCGATAGTATCACCATCTAAAACCTTATCAATACTTACAACTCTAAAATTATAGCAGGACTTCCTACTTGGCGGTGTCATCGCTCCCATTGTTAAATTCCAGTAAAGCTTTATTTATGGAATCTTCTGGGTCAGTTCTAGTTTGCTCTGCTTTCCATTCTCTCATCTTATCCATCCACTGATGGAATTGATCTGGACTCCAATCAATAATAGGATCCTCACTTTCTAATGGAGGACCATAAAAAGGATTAACCTCAACTTCCTCCGCTTTAGTCGGAGTCGGTATCAGAAGTAATAATGGGATTAGGATACCAATCATCATATTTAAAGATCCAGTAAATTGAAATGCCAACTGCTACTAATAGTATAGCACACATTATATTTATTGACCAGACTATCATTACCCTCCTCCAAAATCATATTGATTGCTAGTTATAAAGTCAAGGTAAGCATACCAGTCATATCTCTCACACCCATTATTCAAAGCATCATACATTAGATCAACAGTATTATAATGAGGAAATATAGGATGCTTACAAGTGTATTCAGGTACAACAAACATTAGAAGTGATCCTCTAATCCTTCTTGAGGTGTAGGTTTCCAGTCCTTACCATAGTATCTCTCTAGTATATTATGATGTGGTGCATCTGTACCTACCTCTATTTTCTTAGGTGGCTCAGGTGGAAACAATTCAATCTGTATACCATCTGGTTCCCAGAACCATTCCTCTGGTTCTTCTCCTTTCATATGAGTAAACCCATAGAAGGAACCATCCTCTCTCACATATAGCATGTGATGGTCATGAGGATTGAGGAGCAACATCTGACGTATTTTATCTGTAGGTTTGTAACCTATCTCCTCTTTAGTAAATTTATTCGACATGAATTACACCCTTCATACCAGCACCAGCATGAGGAGCACAAAAGAAATCATAATCTCCAGCATCAGCAAAAACAATTTCTTGTGTTTCACCTGGACTAAACATTAATGACTCACGTGATAGATCTGGTCTATTGTCTACCATAATATTGTGAGGGGGTAATGAGTTATTAACAAAGGTAACTGTATCACCAGCAGAGATACTAACCTCGCTTGGTTCAAATACTAGATTACCATCATAACCCATTTGTATCTCAGTAGCATATGCAGATTGTGCTAGTGAGAATGATAGGAAAAGTGAGGTGAGCATAATGGTGAGTCTACTCATCCACCACATTATTTCGTGTTTCATAATTCCTCCTTAGTGGCATAATCAATAAAATGAGGATGCTCCTTTAAATGGGAAACATCCTCTTTTGTGTTCTGTATAGCTTGATATACGTCTTCTGCATATTCGCAGATCTCGTACTTATTTTGTTGCAGGTCGTGATAACCAACAGTATAGTGGGACATGATTCTTTCAACTCCACGTTACGTTAGTTATTTATTATACCATATAAGTATAACTTACTACTACTTTGTTGCTTTCAACACCGAATTAGATGCCTTACGACAAAGAGTTTCCTCATGCCGTCTGTCTAATTCCTTTATTTGCTCTGGTGTTAATTTTTTATTTGTTGTAGTGGTATGCTGGTTTGTTAGTTTTCTTTGGTAGTTTCCCACTTCTTACTTTAGTACCTGAAGTTTCACCATAACTATCTGGGTGCTTCCCTGCCTTGGATTTGCCTAGCGTTTCAGATTTCTTCTTACTCTTATCGGTGTAGTGTAACTTTGCGGGTTTATTTTTGTCTTTGGTAATTACAGATTCTTGATCATGTTTTCTACCGAGGCGACGACTTAGTTTGCCGAAACGTCTCTTGCTCATTTTATCTGGTTTTGTAGTTTGATAGGATACTTCACGTCCTGTACTACCATCGTCGTATTTGTATTCTCCGACACCTTTCTTATATCCGATGCCTTTCTTTTTTAAATCTTTTTCTAAACCCTTTCGTTTCTTTTTATTTGATTTTTCATCTCCACCCCTATCTGCACTAATATGACCAGTCACTTTTGTTTTTGACTTGGTTAACATCCTAGTGGTAGGATTTCCTTCTACTATGTTGATGAAATCTTTATAATACATAACCTTGAGTTGTTCTTTCTGAGCTAACTTGTTTGCCGTTGCATACATGACTTCTGTATCACGTTTCCCATATAGTTTCCTGAAGCGTTTCGCTGATTGACGCTTCATCCCTTTAACTATACGTTCTGCTTCTTGATTAACGGCTGGCATGATTAGCCACCTACTACTTGGATTTCCTCTAGTACACAGTTGCTAGTAACAGCAGCGACTTTAACGCAACGTTTAACAACAGCTTGAGGTCCAGATTGAGCGTAGGTATAATCTGCGGATGCACTTGATGAATCTATATCTGTAGTAATTTGATTATAAGTACTGACTGCAGTTATCTTCTTACCAGCAGTGCCAGCAGAAAGAAAATTACTGTCAATAGCAGGTGAAGTACTGTCGTCTTCAACGGCAATGAAATCCCCTACACTAAACGGATGACTAGGTGATGTCTCATGCAAATGTCTTCCTAAAACATAATCTGCAGTTGCATCATCAACAGCCTTCATTACTTTAGCTGAACCAGGCTTTCCACCCTTAACCAAAATTGCTTGGTCTTGGATTAGAGTTATAGCAGGACCATCATTGAATGCGATAGTTCCATCACCACCTGTTGCAACTACACGGTAATACCCAGTCTTTACAACTTGATATTCTGGTGTACCAGCAGTTAAAGCGTTAGTGCTTAATACATTAATTACTGTCATCGTCTTGTCTTGTAGATTCTGATTTATTTATGTTTTTTAACATCTTCTGTAGGTCAGATGTTGATCCAACAAACATAGCATTGGTAGTATTGTTGGTAACTCTCTTGTCGTCTGCATCCAATTCTTTCATCTTACGTTGTAGATCAATTAACTTATCTGTTACATCTCCAACGTTTTTAATCATTAAAGCAGCGACTTCATAAGCACGTGGATGATCGGATGCTCTTGCAACATCCATAATGCCATCAACTGCTTCTTGTCCTTTCATTACTAAGTTGTGTAGATTAGCACGAGAAGTTTCGTAATCACTAATCACATCCTCTTGTTCACTTTTCTTTAAAGAAGGCTTCACCTTTTCGACATGCTTCTGTAATTCAGAAGGTTCACTGCCAAATGCTTTATCTAGTCCTTCAAATGGGTTCATGTTATTGTCTCGTCAGCACCACTCACAGGGTTATACTTCTTATTATCAACAAAGTCTGAGTAGATTTCATTGAATCCAAAGTCATCATCACTATCTAGTAATGCATTATCAGCAGCATCTATCTTAAGTACATTTGCTGCACTAGCATGTGCTGTAGCAGTAGTATCATTATGTGCACGTATTACAGTAACATCATTTCCACTAACAGCAGTAACTCTCATTACCTCATTACCAACTTGGATATTATCCCACTGTGTAATGCCTGAAGCAGAGGCAACTGATAGTCTCTGATCATCAGAATCAACAGGTGATGACAAGGTAGTAATTGCAACTCCATCTTGATCTGTTAGTGCCGTAGGAGTAGCAGTATAACGTACCTGTCTTGGTGCTTTGGTTGTATCCTTGGAGGTATACATATCGACCTGTGCCTTCTTGATGATCTTGGACTCTGTAATTGGTCCGTATAGGTAGGTCTTTGCTATAAATCTAAACGTGTATATAATTGCTCTACGTGCTGTAAAGTCTCCCTCATAATCATCCTCATACTGAAGGTCTTGAAGAACTACAGGAACGTCTTTTGTTTCACCTATAGAAGGTGCTAGTTTAACTGCAAGATTATAATGAGGTTGGAAGAATGGTAATATCTGTTCTACAATCTGTAAACCATCATCTTGGTTTTTTGCTATGATTGCCATTTCAAAATCTATATTATAAGGTACAGGCATAAAAGCATTCTTACTTTGAGTATTACTACTCTTAAACTGTATCTTTTGTGTTGGTGAAACTTTCCTACTAGGATCGTATTGTATTCCAGCAATTTCAAATGATAATCTGGGAAGAGTTATTTGAACTCTTTTGTTTGTTGGATCAGGGTTTTGATCCAAACGTGCTAAAAATTTTTGCTTTGGACCATAAGCCAAAGGAACTTTCATCACCTCATCTTGTCTTCTCAATTCAATATTATTGAATAGAGTACCAAAGGCAACAATAGTTTTACGAAATATTTCGTGGTATGAATAGGTTCCTAACATCAGATTGAGAGATCGGTTGAACTACCAACACTTCCAAATGGGTTGGTTTCAGTAAAGTCGATAATATCATTATCAGCAGTCTCGAACTCGTAGTTCTGATCAACACTGCTAGTAGTGTTCTTATTATCCATAGTATTATATGTAGCAGTTGTCCAAGAAGCACTTGAAGTTCCACCTGTCAAAGTCTCTGGTATAGTGAATGTACCAGAGCGATTAATAACAATAAGTGTTCTGGTACCAGAATCCCAAGACTTAACTTCAGCAGTAACATTAGATGTACCACCAGTTACAGTTTCACCTACTGTAAAGTCTCCACTTCCACCAGCAACGAGACCGACTGTAATAGCATTTGCAAAGGCAGTCTCAATAGCATCAAGTTCAGCAAGACCAGTATCAATCTCCTCATCACTGTACTCGAAGAGTTCACATTGACATTCCCAAACGTATCCTTTTCCTAACTGATAGAAAGGACGTTCTACTTCTACAAACTGTATTTCAAATAAATGCTTTGTTAATGGGAACCAAATTAAATCCCCTTCGTTGGGTCTTCCTTCGACATTGAGTACAGTGCTGTCATCAACCTTTTCTTTAAATTTTTCACGGGAGAATATAAACGTTGTCTTATCCTCGATGCGGATTCCAAACTTCGTAAGAAGCTCACCTTGTCCTTCCCATCCTTCAACATTATTGACATAGGCTCGAATCGCTTTGGCACTTTCAAATTTGCCATCAGAGTCCTCTCCGAAGACTGTATCACGGTTGACAATCGTTCTCGGAACATAGTATATGTCCTGGCCATAAATTTCAATGGTCTCTACGATAAGGTTTTCTATAAATTTCTGCTCTTGAGCAGAACCGTTTGCTCTCAAACGGGCACTATGAGTATAGTCTGACTGGACGTAATCTTGTGCTGGCGTATTTGATATTGCCATAAAATTAACCTATAAGATCCATTGGTGGCAGTTCATAACGATCACGAAGTTGTTCTTCAAGATCTGTTTTATACTTTGATCCGTCCTCAAGTATTTGACGACCATTAAGTGATACACCACCTAACATCTGAATACCATCATACTTACTTAGGTTTCTTCCCCACTGTTGTTGGAATAATGCTTCCACATAATCCTTCAACCAGTTATCATTATACATTCCTGTATATGTATCTGGGTCTTGCCTTATATTGCAATCTACAAGTATATAGTCTCCTACTTGGAACTCACTCCAATCCATATCAAGATACATCCTACCTTGATGTTCATTCCATTTAACTCTACGATTTGCTTGAGAGTTTGTAATCCAATCTAACGTCTCAAGATATTGTGATGTTAGGAAGTAATGTAATATATGTCCATGCGTCATAGCATAGATGTCATTCAAAAAGATCTGATATTTAATATTGAATATATTACCTGGAACTATACTTGAAGCACCGATACTTGTGTATACATGATTAATACTCAATGTACCAGGAGCAGTATCAACATAATTTTTGATACCATACCAAGGACTAGAACCTTCTTGAGCATAACCAACACCTTGGTCTATGATTGCTTGAGTAACTTCTATCCTTAAGAATGCCTTATAACTTCCGTTATAATGATATTCCTGATAGTAATCAATCGCTTCTTCAACTAGATCATCTAGTTGTTCAGTAGCAACGTTAATGTCTATCGTAGGATATCCTAACCTACGAAGAGCATAATCTTTTATTTCAGTTTTACTAGCGGGTCTTGTTGCAGACATTTTTTATTATCCGAATGAACTTATAGTCAAATTAGTTACATCATTAGCACCAACGGTTTCTCCCTTCTTATAGAAACCATCGACAGTATCGACAGTAACAGAAGTAGAATCCATAGCAGTTATAACTCCAGTTGTACCAGAGGTAGAACCTGTTAGAGTTGCTCCAACTTCCATTGCTGTAATATCAGCAAGTGCAAACTGAGCATTCGTAAATACAGTAGATACATCCACTGTTGCGTTAGCCCATATTGCAGCAACATCAACTGTTGCACTATTACCATGAATTGCAGAAACAGGAATTGTACATCCGTTTCCGTGGATTGCAGAAACAGGTATAGTTGCACCGTTTCCATGTATGGAAGATACTGAGATCGTACCACTATTACCATGAATTGCTGTGACATCGAATGTGAGATCAGCAGCACCACCTCCACCAAGTTGTGAATCACCGATTGTAACTGTCTCGTTAACAATCCAACTATCACCATCATTAACAATAGTTATAGAATCAACAGTTCCACCTATGCCAATTACAACAGTAAACGTTGCATTTTGACCAGATGCTTGAGAGACATAAGAAGATATAGCAGTGTAAGTACCAGGAGTTCTTGATGAATCAGTTGCACCAAAGTTTCCTAGAGTCTTAGCTCCAGAGGCATTAGCGTTAGTAATTGTCAAGACTTCAGATGCTGCATAACCAGAACCATCATCATTGAGTGTAACACCAGTGATAGCACCAGTACCAGAAACGGAAGTAATGTCTATAGTTGCATTGGTTCCAGATCCAGATGATGTTGTTGCGATAGCAGTTCCTGTTGAATATCCAGTACCACCAGCAGTAAGAGACAGACCGTTAATTCCAGATGCGTTAGCGTTAGTAATTGTAATTACTTCAGATGCAGCATAATTTAATCCATCACCGTTAATGGTAACTCCATTGACTACCCCAGAACTTACTGTAATATCAACGGTCAATCCTGTACCACTTCCAGAAGAAGTTGTTGCGATTGCAGATCCAGCAGAGTATCCTGTACCACCTGCACTAATAGATCCAAGAGTCTTAACTCCAGATGCGTTAGCATTGGTAATTGTTATAGTCTCAGCATCTGCATAACCAGATCCATCATCATTGATGGTCGCAGTTGTTATAGCACCATCAGAATCAACAGCAATATCAACTGTCAAGTTTGTACCACTTCCAGAGGAAGTAGTAGCAATAGCAGATCCACCAGCATATCCTGTACCAGCAGTAGCAATAGACCCAAGAGTCCTAACTCCAGTTGCGTTAGCGTTCACAATAGTAATTGTGTCATCTACAGCGTATCCAGTACCAGCAGCGTTAATAGTAGCACCAGTTACAACACCATTAGATGTTGTGATGTCAAGAGTTAAAGAACTTCCCCCACCACCTGTAGTTGCGATAGCAGTGCCGTTAGCATATCCTGTACCACCAACGAGAGTGTCAACAGTATCTACTCCACCTGCGTTAGCGTTAGCAATAGTGATTGTCTCACCAGCAACATATCCAGATCCAGCAGCGTTAATAGCAACGTTAGTGATTGCTCCATCAGCATTGACAGTAGTGTTTACAGTCAAATTAGTACCACTTGCAGAGGAAGTTGTTGCAACTCCAGTAGCACCAGTGAATCCTCCAACACCACCTGATAGAGTACCCAAGTTAAGAGCATCAACACCACCAAGATTAGGGTTGGTAATTGTTAGAGTGTCTCCTATTAAGTATCCAGTACCAGCAGCATTCAGAGCGATTCCAGTGATGACTCCATCAGCATCTGCTGTAGTGTCAACTGTTAATGATGATCCTGTACCACCTGTTGTAGCAACGTTTGTGGCAGATGAGTATCCACCAACACCACCGTTAGATATAGATCCAAGTGTTACAACAGAACCAGGAGTTGGGTCTCCAGATAGATTTAGTTTTAATGTTGTTGCAGTAGCAAGATTGTTTAACATTGCTTTGAGTTGCTCAAAGGCATTGTCAAGTTTTGTTTGAACTCTTGCTTCTGTGTGATATAGATTAGTTCCTTCTGGAAGGTTAGTAGTAGACTTCTGACTTAGATCTAAGTTTGCACCAGTAGCAGCAGCAACCCTTGCATCTGCTCTTGTGTTAGTAAAGAATAAGTTTGTAGATCCTTCAGTTACATTATCAGTATCAATATCTGCCTGAGTAACCGATAGGGTTCCAGCACTGTGTGTGATACCAGTACCGTATGTGAAGTGAGTTCTAGTTCTAGCAGCAGTCGTGAATAGATTTGTAGATCCTTCAGTTACATTATCTGTGTTAATTTCAGATTGAGTAACCGATATAGTACCTGAACCATTATGTTCAATACCTGTACCATAAGAGAAGTGTCCACGTGTACGAGCAGCAGTTGTGAATAGGTTGGTAGAACCTTCAGTTACATTGTCTGTATCAATATCTACTTGAGTTACAGATAGGGTTCCTGAACTATGTGTAATACCAGTTCCATAAGTGAAGTGCGTCCTCGTGCGTGCAGCAGTTGTAAAGAGATTTGTTGATCCCTCAGTTACTGTATCGGTATTGATGTCTGCCTGAGTTACAGATAGACCACCTGAACCATCATGTGTAATACCTGTGCCATATGTAAAGTGTCCTCTAGTTCTAGCAGCAGTTGTGAATAGATTTGTAGAACCTTCTACAACGCTATCACTATCAAACTCAGAGAATGCAAATGCTAGTGTGTATGTTCCAGCAGCATCATCATAAGTCTTAGTAAGTCCTGTACCAGCAACGACAAGAGCGTTAACTCTATCATCTACTCTTTCGTTAGTGTAGTATAGATTTGTTGATCCTTCAGTAAGAGCATCAGTATCATGGTTTGCAATACTAGATGCAGTACCAGTTAAAGTACCAGTGATCGCTGTAATATTTGCAGCATCAGCATAGATGTTCTGCCAACGAACTGTATTAGTACCTAAGTCGAAATTACTGTCAGATGCAGGGTTAAGATTCTTAGCAGTTGATGTAGTTGCAACCAAATTACCAGTTACATTACCAGCAACATTACCAGTTACACCACCAACAAGAGCACCTGTAAAGGTTGTTGAATGAACGTTTGTATATTTCTTAGTAGTAGAACCAATACTTCTTGTATTGTTTGCTTCTGGAAGTAGATCACCAGTTAGTTCAGCACCAGTAGCAGTAGTTACAAATGTAGCAGTACCATTATGCCCTAAAGTAACTGAACCGTCAGCATCAACTATAAGTCCATATGCACTACCATCTTGACTCTTAACCTCAAGTTGTGCTGTTTGAATTATTTGTTTAGATGTTCCTGTTGATTTGTAGTATGCATCTGTACCATCTGAATCAATAAACAGATCACTTCCTGCACCAAATTTTAATTCAACATTGTCTGCAAGTTCAAGAGCATTGTCCGTCTTATCCCAAACAGCATTACCAGATGAGCCAACAAATGTGACATCATCATTGAATGTTGTAGTTCCTTGAACAGTTAATATATCATCTATATCTACAGTTCCACCAGTAGAATCAAGTGTTAGATTACCAGATGAGGTATCAATCTCATTAGTACCTGTAACACCTACCTGTACGTTCCCTGCAACAAGTTTAGCACTAACTTGATTAGATGCAAAATCTCCAGACGAGTCACGTAAGACCAAGTTGTTGGCTGCGTTAGCTGCAGAAGATGCAACGTTAATTGTTGTATTACCAGAAGTTCCATCAGCATTAGTTAAAGTTATACCAGAAGATGCTGTTACCGCAAATGTGCGATGAGCATAAGTGTTTGCAGCAGTCCTGACCATGTATCCAGTACCAGACTGTGCAGCAAGTGCAGTTATATCTGCATCATTGAATGTAACCGAGAGTGTTGGATCAGAACCACCATTGATTGATACTGTACCATCTACTACACCATCAATAGTAAGTGTTCTAGCAGTCTTCCAAACATCAGCAGAAGATGCGTTTCCTAAGATACCAGCAGCAGCACCAGCAGAACTTGAAACTGTAATTTGATCAGCAGAGAAATTACCAGATGATCTAACTACAACACTATTACCAGTTGTGTCTGTAGCACTTGTATTTAAACCATCTAATAGATCTGCGTTAAGATTATTAACCTTTGTATTAGATGCAACTACAAATGGTGCAGTACCTTGAGCAAGTTGAGAAATTATTTGTCCATCAACAGTAGCAGTACCATCAACATTTAAGTTGTTATCAATATCAACTGAAGTACCAGCACCAGTAACGTTTAGAGAACCAATTCTTAATGCACCATCAGTACCAGCAAATACTTCTGAAGTATTTGTAGCACCTGTTAAGAAAGTAAATTCTTGTGAGGATCTATCAAATCCAAAGAAACCTATTTTCGCAGAACCGTCGTAATAACGGAACTCAACACCACGATCCTTAGCATCGTTAGACGCTGGTGCTGTGTCACCACCCAGAGTAATAATAGGGTCGTCGAGAGTAACTGTCGTGCTGTTAACTGTTGTCGTGGTTCCATTTACTACTAAGTTACCTCCAACCGTTAATGTATTATGAAGTTCAGCATCACCTGTAGCATTAGTTACAGTAAATGCTGGACGTGTATTACCAGCATCGTAAACTACAAAGTTTCCACCAACGTATGTATTCTTGTCGATTGTAGCACCACCAGCAACCTGTAAAGCAACTGAAGAATCTGCAAGAGATGTTGCTTCATCAGTATTACTGACTACTAAATTACCTGAAACATCTGCACTATTATTAAGATCTAATGTTCCTGTTAGTTCTGTATTACCGTAGACTCGTGCCCCGCCACCAACTGCTAGATTCTTAGCCATGCCAAGACCACCAGAGAGTCTTACAGAACCATCAGCAGCATATGTTCCTGTTAAAGTTTGCTCTGTGTTATTAGTACTAGTTACAACACCAGAAACACCGAAGGTGTCATTAATCTGTGTAGCATCACCAACTGTTAATGTACCAATTATATTTGTATTACCATTGTCTGTATCAACACCAAACTTCTCAACTGCAGAACCATTTCTGATAGAGAAGATTTCATTTGCCTCATCAATAACAA